CACATGGTTTCTGTAACTTTATCTGACGGATATAACTTAATTGAGGCGTCTCTTTGGGACGCTAAGAAAGCCTTTGGATGGCCACAAAACACTATTGTATACGTTCGAGGTACATTAAAGGCTGGTTGGAAAACACCAGTATCTTTCAATATTGAAGAGATTGAAAAAGTAGAGTAAAGGAGTTATATGTCAAAAGTTATTTTCGTAAATACGAAGCCAAACACTCTAGAAGAAGGTGAGTACTTAATCCCTCAACCTAATTTCTTAGAAGAAATTGCATTGCATAGAACTAAGGCACCAAGAAACAATTTGACTGGTAACTATCATCTTCGCATGATTGCAGATTCTATTGCTGCTAAATACGACCCAGAAAATATGACTGCATATTCAGTTAAGGCTCATTTGTATGAAGGTCGATTGTTCTCCTCTGATGAGGAACTTAATGATATTATTGTCAATATGATTGAGTCCTGTTATCCAAAGGTTTTAGTAAAATATTTAGAGCATAAGATCTTAAATAGGCCAGTAGATACTAAAAAGATTATAATAGTTCGATCCAATTTAATCTCTGATGAACTGGCAGCATCTATCTGTATTAGAAACGGTCTTGCAATTGGAGAGGACAAATTAGAGGAAACTTCTACAGTAATTTCTAAACCTAAAAAAATTGTAGGTAAACCTGCTCTTACTAAAGAGCAAGCTGAACTATTAAAAACGCAACAAGACCAATAATTTGCAAATTGTATAAAATATGGTATAATTTATTTACGGCAATGTTGCTGTGAATTAATAACCTATGAAGGAGTATCTATGGCTACTGGTAGTAAAATTAAAATTAATATGGACTCTTTAAAGTCTCGTCGCGAATGGAAGCGCTTTAAAGTTAAAGATGGCAATAACGTATTTAGAATTCTTCCACCTTTCGGCGATGGCTCTAACGGATATGTTTTTAAAAAATGGCAAGTAATCTGGGGTCTTAAAGATCCAGATAGCAATCGTATGAGACCATTTGCTTCATCTATGACATCTGAAAAGCGATGCCCAATTACAGAATATGTAAATTCTCTAAAGAAGAAAGCTGAGCAGATCAAAGTTCAGATGCAGGCATCTGGTGAAAGCGACGAGTCTATTAAAAATAGACTTCAATCTCTGAATCAACTTATCAGCGATTTGTCACCTAAAACTGTTTATATCTACAATGCAGTAGATAAATCCGGCGACGTAGGTCTGTTAGAACTTAAATCAACAGCGCATAAGAAGATGAAAGATGCCATGGCTCAATATATCTCAGACTATCAGCAAGATCCAACCTCTCTTAATTCAGAGGACGATGATTCAGGCGTGTGGTTTAATGTTAAGCGTTCAGGCATGGGAAGAGATACCGAGTATGATGTAGAGAAGTGCCAGCACAAGACAAAGAAAGCCACCGGCGGCTACTCCTACGACGACGATCGATCTCCTCTACCAGAAACCATCGTTTCAAATTTTGAAAATCTAGCTTACGATTTGTCTTCTGTATATCAATCAAAAACATACGAAGACCTACAAAAAATTCTAGATGCAAATATGCCAGAAATTGTTGAGAATTGTCCAGATGCTGATTTGAACACTGAAATAGTTACAGAGACCGAGCCAGTTAGCACTTCTGCGCAGAAAGCTCAACCTAAGACAACTGGTAAAAAACCAGTAAATCTTCGCTTAGATGATGAAGATGAAGATGAGCAGATCACAACGGTGAGTGCTAAAATGTCGTCATCTTTTGACGATGATTTCTTAGCAGAAGCAGACGCCTTATTAAATTCTTAATATATCGCGGGGTGGACTGGAAGTAGTGCCAGCTTGGGCTCATAACCCAAATGATGCGAGTGCAAGTCTCGCCCCCGCTACCATTTAAAGGAAGTTCATATGAGTGATGAACTCAAGCAACTTGCACCTATAGATATTAGTCAATTAGCAATTTATCTAGATAAGGCCAATCAGATTGCATCTGTGTCCAAGATGATGGTTGGAGTATATCTGCAAGACCTAATTAAAGGCCAAGATATTGCTAACTCTCTTTTAGCCAAAGCTATTCAAACAGATATAAAAGCAAAGACAAAATTAGAATATGCTGAGAGTATAGCTTACCTCGATAAGGCTGCAGAATACCTACAATCTAAAGGCATAAAAGATAGCTCCGAAGCAAGAAAGAGATATGTAGACATAGACCCTGATGTTATCGCGGCAAAAGATAAAAAAGCTCAAACCGAGGCACTCGTTGCTCTCCTAAAAGGCAAAGCTAACGTCCTTAGGCAATCTCACGATGATCTAAAGAAACTACATTACGGCGATCAACATATGACTGGCTACGAGGGTATGTAGTTTACCATAAATGTAAATTTGTAGAATATGAAATATAAGGAGGCAACAATGTCAAACAAATGGATGAGTAAATTAGTTTCTGATTTTGGCACAATCGCAGAGGACTTACAGACCGATCTACCAGCAGTTCAACCATCACGATCACCATCTCTTAATTGGGCTACCGGTATCGGTGGATTTCAGCCAGGCAAAGTATCAGTTCTATACGGACCTGAGTCTTCAGGTAAATCACTATTAGCAATGATGGCTGTCGCAGACTATCAAAAGAGAGATAAAGATGCAATCTTCATTTGGTTCGACGCAGAATTTTCTTTTAACTTGCCCTTATTCAACAAGATCGGTGGTGATCCAAAACGCCTCATCGTTCGTAAGTCGAATGACCCACTCAAGATCTTTGACTACATCGGAGGTGAGATGCTCGAAGCTCTACAAGAGGGAGCTCCTATCCGTGGTATCGTTATCGATTCTATTAAAGCAATTAGATATCCTAAAGAGTCTAACATGAAACAGACTACAGATCAAAAGATGGGTGGAACTGGTGCTAGTTACTTGCCCTCAGCTCTTAAACTTGTAATTCCAGTAATTGCTGAGCACAATCTTCTTACGTTCTTGATTCAGCAAGTAACAATGGAAATCGATCCGATGAAGGCCCTAAGAAATCCATTTGTTATCACTGAAGGTCGAGCCCTCAAACATGCTGCAGATTTAATGCTTGAAATTGTTAAGCTAGATACAAAAAATGGCGTACTAGAGTCAGGTGAGACCATTACCGGCGCTGCGCAACAGACTGGTCATAAAGTTCGCATTAAAGTTAAGAAAAATCGTCTAGGCGCTCCAGCACGTATGGCGCAGTTTACGTACCATTACGATCAAGGTATTATTGACACCGATATTGAGATCTTTGAGCTCGGCAAATCATTAGGCGTTATCTTTCACCCTAAGAACCCAGAGACAGGTAAAGAGAACGTTCAGATGTGGCAATTTGCTTCATATCCATCAGTTAGAGGTGAAGCAAATATGCTTGCTGCAGTTAAGCAGTCTAAAACAATGCAGCAAGAAATACTTGATGCTTGCTATAAGCATCAAGATGCTGCTGTGACAATTGACTCAGATGGAGTCGTAATTGAAAATGATAATGTTGATCTAGATATTGAATTATGAGGCCAATACTAGGGGCTTAAATATGATAAATGAATTGTGCCAAGTTTTATCTAAAAGTTATGATCGTGGGTGGATAAGCACTCGCGATGGCAATGGCTCCTTTAAAAGGAAAAATAGTCCATTTATTCATATAACTCCTTCTGGAGTTCGTAAAAATGTTCTTAGAGTTGAAGATATCATAAAGATGAAGATCCAAGATGGACAACTCATAATTCCAGATGGCGTCAAGCCATCTGGCGAACTTCATATGCATTGGCTTCTTCAGCAGATTAGAAATAAAACTACAGCAGTTTTGCACGTCCATCCTACTAATGTAATAGCTGCAATGTACGCAGGTTGGGACTTGCAAAAGCTCGCGTTAGAATTTCCTGAATTAGGGCGCTATACCACTGTTGGACCAACAGTCCCTGTTCTTCCAGTGACGTCTAAAGAATTAGGCGATGCTACTTTTAACGCTATGACGGGTGACGGTATTCTATACGATATAGTTGGTCAAGACAGGCATGGGGTATGTTCTATCGCAGGTGATCCGTGGAGCGCTTACGAGCATGTGGAAAGGCTAGAGCATATATGCGAAATTGTGCTAAAGAGTGGCATTCACCCGAACAGATAACAGTATCTTATGTTATGGACACTTGTGTACAGTATGCCGAAAATAATCCCTGCATGCCTACGCACATGTTCGCGTCTCCAGATATATATCATGCTTTGATGACTGTATTTGCCAAAGATTGGACATCTATGCAGTTCAGGCCATATAGAGGTCACAATCATTCAGTAATTGAGTTATATACTGTAGTTGGCCCAGTTAAAGTATTAATTACCCCTAAATACAGAAATTTAATGCTAGTTGGTCTGCATGATGCTTTACAGATCTTTGAGGAAGATGGTCCACCTTACGAGTTTCTTTGCGAGCAAGAAAGACTAATAATGGATCAAATTGTAGAACAAGAACTACTTGGAGATCAATAATGAGAGTTCTATTCTGTGGAGACAAGCATCTAAAAATCAATAAGTTTGATCTTGCTAAAAAATTTTTAGGTTGGCTTAATCAAACAATTGCTAAAGAGCGACCAGATCTTTATGTTGCACTTGGCGATGATATGGATACGCACTCGATAGTAAGATCAGAGTTGCTTACTGAACTTAGATATCACTTTGATTACGTACTATCGCTCGGTATACCCGTAGTATATGTTGTAGGCAATCACGACTGCTTTAAGCCTAACGACATGTCATACCATGCTCTACAATCCATGAAGGGCATACATCCAAATCTGTTTATTGTCGATCAGCCAACTGAATTATTCAACATGACATTTGTCCCCTATATTCATGATTCCGATAAATTTCCAACTACAACGCTCCCGATATGCGTGGCGCACCAAACCTTTAAAGGAGCTGATTATGGTGACATTACAACGAAAGAGGGAGTTGATGTCTCTAGCATTAGAGGAGTCGAACTTATCATTTCGGGGCACATTCATAAAAGACAGCAGTTGGACGTGGGAGGAACAGGAGTGCTTTATGTTGGCTCTCCGTTTTCTCAGAGTGCTTCTGACATTAACCAGATCAAGGGCGTATCCATCATCGAGACCGACAATTTAAATGAGCTATTTATCCAATGTCCCTTACCTATGTGGCGTGGATTAAGATATGACATATCACCTCAATTTACTTTAGAAAATTTACATAATGATTTAGCTCAACATTTAAACACAAAAGACCATTGGGTCGTAGAGATTACAGGATTTAAGGGCGAAATTTCTACATATCTAGAATCAAAGAGATTCAATTCTTTAATAAAAGATAAAGATATTAAGATAAAGACAGTCTTTATTGACTCTCAGAAAAGACATGTTCAAATACAGGCACTATCTTTAAATCAGATTGTATCAGATTATATAACTAAAGTTTATTCAGGCTCTATAGATAAAACTCTTTTAAAAGATAAAGCATTAGAGCTCATTAATAGTGCACTTACTGAGTGACTATATTGACATGGTATAATTAATTAAGTGAGAGCTCGAAGGAGAGATCATGAACTCAAAAGAGTTGGCTGAATACATAGATCAGCAAAGATGGTTACTAAACAACGGTTTAGTTACTGACGATGTAAAGAATCAGCTGTTTTTCTGCGGATCCATAGTGCATAGAGATGTGCAGGCAGTAGAGATGGATCTAGAGCCAGATAACAGATTTGTTAACTACAAGATCTATGTAAACAAAGATCTTATAAAGAAGATCGATCTATACAAAGAGCTCTCTACTGCTACGGGACTTATTGGTATGTGGAGATTTAAGCGCCTCCTAAAGAAGGAGGGATCGCTTGATTTTCAAAGAGTCTTGAGCAAATTTGTAAGTGATTTCTGTGGATCTAAGTGGACTACAACTGTTGAAGTTATTGACTTTGATAAGTATGTCGACGATTTGCCAGAAGATATAGGAGATGACCGTGAAAACGGTGTTGGAAATGGGCAAGATAATAGAGGGCCTAACTAAAGATGAAGACATAAAACAAGATCTATGGTTGCAGTATATAGACAACAACCAAATTGATCTATCTCCATCTCAATTAAGTATAGATGACGATCAAGATCCAGTATTACGCCAAGCCATGTGGCGACTCATAAAACAACCGCCCTCAGATCGTCTAATGAAAGTTTTAGAAAATTTAAGTGATTTTGAGCGAAAAATAGTTTTTATGCTAATGTTAGGCATTTCAACCGAAAAAATTGCCAAATATAGAGGTACCAGCGAGGTGCGAATAAAGCAGGCAATTTCAGCCATCAGGTATAATAAGTCCTGGATAAGGTATTACGGCCAGGATATGGATAACCTCTAAAGCAAAGCCCGTAATCTTTATCTATAAAGATTAAGGGGCTTAAAATGGCTTTAAAAAAAGACTTTACAGAATATGAAAGATATGGCCTAACTGATGAAGAATATCGATTAGCTAGAACATACTTAAGAAAGCATAAAACTGCTGGTGCTATCAAGGATCTTGAAGCTGCAAAGTTATATGAGCTATTTTTATTAGGCGATAGCTTTCAAAAGCTTGCCACTCAATTTCCACAATACCAGATCGGTCAAATAATTCTCACTGCTGCCTTGAGGGGTTGGACTCACGATAGGGACAAGATGCTATCAACCTTGCAAGATAGAGTTAGAGCAAAGGTTGTAAAATCTGTCTTAGAGCAAGTTGACTTCTTGACGGCAATGATGTCGGTGGCTAACACTGAACATCTTGACGCAATGATAAAGTACATTCAAGATCCAATCAATAATCCAAAGCCAGCTATGAGAATCACTAACATTAAGGAATATAAAGAGGTTAGTGAAAACTTATATAAGATTGTCGCTGGTGCTACTACACCAAAACCGGGACAAAGCTCACCCATGTTCTCCGCTTTAACTAATCCGATAAATAAGGATCAAGGGCACATTGAAGATAAGAAATCGAAGGATGACGATGATGTCAATATTTTAGACGTTGTTGGGCAAGACTAATGAGTTCAAAAGATAAAGATCTTAAAAAGGGCGGAGCATCTTCTGATTTAGAGAAGCAAAA